ATCTAAGTTTGGCTTTTACAATTCATTATGTTATAATAAAATGTATGGTAGAACAATTAATAGAAAACGTTCAAAAGTACCAAAAAGATAATGGAACTGAATTTGAACCTCAAGTTATTGTATTTAAATTACATGGGTGTAAGGTATGTAAATCATTAGAAACTGAATTAATGGTTGATGGATGGAGCTATGAAAGTTTCGATTGTATGGATACTAAACATGAATTAATAGCAGATGAAATTGAAAATATTTTCGAAAGTAATAGTTATCCCGTTATATTTATCAATTACCCAGAAACTAAAGTATTACATATAGATAGTCCTGTTAGACACAGTAAATTGATTTCAAATTTAAATCCACAAATAACAATATACAAACAATTAACCCCACATTTATCATGAGAAACAAAAGACACGTACAATTAACTTTAGGTCAAATTGAAGCAGTACAACAAAGTTTTATTCAATTTATTCGTAATACCAGTCTTGCAGACGGTGAACGAGTATTTTTAGAAAAACAAATTGAAGTTAGCAAACAAGCCTTTGACCAAATCAGAACATTCTTAAATCAAGAAGAAGAAGAATACAACACAGCATCATTCCCAAATCCACAAAAGAATATTGATTACGGAATTCAATCAGGAAGGTTTTAATATGAATTTAACACCAGAACAAATCTTAGAAAATTGGAATCGTTTCCTCTCTGTTATAGATCAATATATTGAGTCCCCTAGAAAAGAACAGTTATTAGAGTTTTATCAAAAATACGAGGAACGTTTTAGTTTAATGCCAGCAAGCCACAAAAGTGGTTATCATAATTCTTTTCCAGGGGGCTATATTGATCACGTATTAAGGGTAATAGATGTATCTCTTGAATTAGATAAAGTATGGAGAAAATTTAATTGTAAAGATAATTATACTACTGAAGAGTTAGTATTTAGTGCAATTAATCATGATTTAGGCAAATTTGGTGATTTTGATCATGAAGCTGTTGTTGAACAAACAGACGAATGGAGAAAAACAAAATTAGGTGAGATGTATCAATTTAATACTAAACTTACTTACATGTCAGTACCTGATCGTGGATTATGGTTATTAGCAGAGTTAGGTATTAGATTATCTCAAAATGAATATTTAACTATTAAGTTACATGATGGGCTTTATGATCAAGCAAACGAGCCTTACTTAAAATCATACATGCCAGAAACTAAACCTAGAACTAGTATGATTTATATTTTACATCAGGCTGATTTATTAGCAGCTAGAGTTGAATGGGAAAATGAGTGTTTAGATAATTTTTACAAAGAACCAGTTAAAAAACCTTTAGTAAATAATTTTCAATCAAAACAAAAATCTCAAGAAAAAGCTATTAGACAAATAGGAAATAAAAATACAGCTTTCGCTGACATGTTAAAAAATATATAATATGAGTACAGGAATAATTGCAATATTGCTTTGGGTAATAACAGTAGTAGGATTTATTTTTAATAATCTTTGGCAAAGAATTAATAAATTAGAAAAAATTATTGAAAAACAAACCCAACGTATTGTCGAAACAAAACAGTCCGTTAATAATATTACTTTGGCTTTTGATAAAATAGATGAAGAGCAAACATTTAGAAGTAATGATTATGTAGGTCAAATGTGGTTAGAATTAAAAAACCTCAATGAATCTTTAAAACAATATAAAGAATGAGTACTGTTTTAGATCCTAATGTTTACACAAAAAAAGGAACTCTTAGGAAAAGAAAACCTAAAAAAGATCGTAACTATTTTACTCAAGAAACTGAAGAAGCTATTATTGAATTTGTAGGTTGTACTGATGTTCAAAAAAGAAATAAAATTTATAAAGAAAAAATTCACTATGCTTTTTTTAAGTTAACAGAAAATTTAATTCATACTTATAAATACTATTATACTGATAATCATACAATAGAAGAATTACAACACAATGCTATTATATTCTTACTTGAACGTTTAGACAAATTTAAACCAAATAAAGGTAAAGCATATAGTTATTTTGGAACAATAGCTAAAAGATATTTTATTTTCAATAACCAAAATAATTATAAAAAACTTCAAACTCATCAAGATCTTACTGAAAATATAATTAATGATGAAGAAGTAGTAAAAAAAGAATTAATAGTTGACAGTTTTAAAGAAAATACTTTAAGTATGTTTTTTGATGTTTATATTAAATACAACGAAGAATACTTAGAAAAATTATACGTTAAATATAAAGAACAACAAGTAGCTAATGCGGTATTACAAATTTTTAAAACAAGAGAAAATTTAGATATATTTAATAAAAAAGCTTTTTACATATTCATAAGAGAAATGGTTGATGCTGATACTACTCTTATAACTAAAGTTATTAAAAAAATGAAAATTTTATATATAAAACTTTATAATGACTATATTAGAGATGGAGTAGTTCAAAAACTTTAACAAAACCATATTTATACAATATGGACTATAATAAAGAAATATTTAAAGGTAAAACCGTAGCTAAGTTAATGGAAGAAGCTTATAAAGATAAAAATGATAAAAGCTCTCAACTTAGATCAATGATTAATCAATTGAAAGATTTAATTAATGATGGTGGTGATGCTGTAATGATGGTTCCATTAATTAAAGAGTATATGGATTTACTCATTAAAAATGATGATACTATTATTAAAATACTTACTATTATACAAAAAATAGAAGCAGTAAGCTTAAGAGCACAAGAAGAAAATGGTGGAATGATGTCTGATAAAGACAAAGAACTTTTATTTGCTAGTTTAGAAGATTTAGGAATAAGTAATGCCTGATAATCAGCTATTTAATACTGCCGGTTTTACAACAGCACCAACCACAATTGGTAATGTAGTTGGGGCTAGTGGTTTTACTGGTTTTACTGGAAATACTAATCAAAGGACAACAGTTAGAGTAACCGGTATAACAGGTATTAATGGAATGATTTCTTATGAGTTTGTAAAAAATAATTATGGAAAATCTTCTTTGGGCAGTCCTGATCTTACTAAAGTAGCAATTCCTAGTACTCCTACTAGTATAAACATGCCTGAGATAGGTGAATATGTAGAAATATTTTCTAACTATGATCCAATAGCATCTAGTCAAAATAAAGCAAATCCAACAACTATTGTTTATTGGGATAGCGTTAAAGGACCTTTAAACATTTGGAATGAATTAACAGGTTCTCAAAAGAATTTAGATCCTACTGTACCAAATCAAGTACAAAATAGTAAAATGACTAATTTAAATCCAATAAATTATACTAATTCATTAAACGGATTTATATGAAATCAGGAGTAAATAGACTACAAGGAAGAAATAGTAACTATATGGATTTTAATCCTGATGGAAGTACTGTTGTTTCATCTGGTAAAAGTGAAATTCTTATAAATACTAATGAAACATCAACTTCTCCTGTTACTACCCCATTAATTCCAAGTACAATTATTATTCCCAATCCTATTAAAATAACAGGAAGTTTTGAAACAATAGTAGATATTATACCGATTACTAGTTCATTATCTTCATTAATTACATCATCTATAGATATAGAACCTACATCTTCATTAACTAGTGAACAAATATTTGCTATAGAAGTACCAGATGAAGAAGAAATATTTTCTCAATTATATGGTGATATTGAAGTTATTCCTGAAATTGATTTAGAAACTAATATAGTTATTGATAATACTCAACCAAATATAGAAATTTCTCTACCAAAAACTAGAATTTCAGCAGCTACTTTTCAAAAAGCATATGACCAAGCTGAAAAATTAGAACCAGGTTTTAAAGCTAAATTACAAAAAGTAGCAAAAGCTATTGGAGCTAATGAAATAGACTTAGTAAAGGTAATGTATAAAGAATCAGGATTAAATAATAACGCTAGAAATCCAAATACTTGTTCAGCTGGGTTAATTCAATTTACTCCTGATAATAAAATTCCTCAAAATAAAAATAAAATAGGATGTGATAGAGGAAAACTAATTGGGGGAAAATTATATTCTATGAATCAAATACTTAAATTAACTAGAATACAACAATTAGATTTAGTTGAACTTTATTTCAAAGGAGGTAAACCCTTTAAAACAGTTTATGATCTTTATTTATACACATTTTATCCATTAGCAAGAGGAAAAGCAGATTCATTTGTTTTTGGATCTGAAAATACTGGAAATCCTAATTGGAAATTTAGAATAGCAAAACAAAATAAAGGAATTACTAAATTTAGTAATATTGAAATAAATGGTCAAAAATTAATTAGTTTAGCCGCTTTTAAAGCATATGTAAATACTTTTAGCTAATGGATAAAGTACGTGTACATTCGGAATATATTTTTATATCATCATCTGTAGATAATATTGATATACAATCTAATAAAGATATAAATATTTATGCTGGTGGTTCTATGGTATATCAAACTGGAGATCCTACAAATCTAACTAATACTTATATAATTAATTCTCAAAATATTATTTTAGGTTTACAAAGCAATCCAATTTTAAATTTAGAAGCGGTTCCTAAATCAGACCAATTAATTAAAGTTTTATCTGATATGTTAAGTATTATGAATGATATTATAAATAATCCTTCTGAAATTCAAGCTATAAGTGGAGAGATTTTACAAGTATCTGCATCTTTAAATAATATTAAATCAACAATAACTAAAACTTACTAATGGCTTTAGATATAGAACAAATAAAAAGTTTTCAAGTAGGTAATAAAACCATTACTCAAAGTACTATAACAGTAATACCAGGAATTAATCCTACTACTGGTTCAAATAATTTACAAAAAACTATTCAAGATATTAGTCAATTAACTTTAAAATCAAACGAAATAAGTAGTTTTTTAAGTGAGGCAAATCTTGATGGAGGAAATAAACCTTTTAGTATTTTAGAATTTGCTAAAAACTTAGTTACAAAACAAGAAGAACAGCCTCAAACAGAAAATAGTCAAATAACTGATCCTAATCCTCTTGCTAAGAAGTTAAAACAACAACAAAAACGTTTAATAAGCAGTATAGTACAAAACTATATTAAATCTGGTAAACTATTAACTATTTTAGAAAAAAATCTTAATAAAATTTTATCTCAAAGTAATGTAAATTATGTAAGTGTAGAAAATGGTCAAATAGTAGCTCAACCCATTCAAAACCAACAAATAGACCAAGCAATTAAAAATATACAAGAAACTGTAAATACATACGTTAAAGCAGTAGATAAATATGCTCGTCGTGTTTACAATACTGATCCTATTCTTAGTTTAGAACAGTTCAAAAATAATTTAAGTTTAAATAAATTAGTAGATATAATTGATAAGGTTATTGCTATTAAAGCTGACCTTTTAATAGCAAAAATTAAAGTAAGAAAAGCTAGAGATTTAACAACAGCTGCCAATGCAGCAGCACAAGTTCCTGTTCCTAACTTATCATTAGCATTAGAATATACAGAACGAGCTACTCAATATACAGCTAATGAGTTAAAACAAATGCAAGATTTACACGCTGCTTTTTTAATCATTACTGAATTAAAAAAACAAATAGATTTTTATGGCACAAAATATGAAAAAACTAAAAATCAACTTTTAAATATTCAACAAACCATAAATAATTTCCAGTCTCAAATATTTAATAAAGCTCTTACTCAAGTAAATAATCAATTAACTGGATCTTATAACGAATTAACTGGATCTATAGTAACAAGAATTAGTAACACAACAGGAAGTACAACAATATAACATAAAATTTTACAAATTAATATTTATACCAATATGAACAGCACACAAAAATTACTAAAGTTAATACAAGAAGTAGTTCGTAAAGAAATTAGATTAGCTCTTAAAGAAGAATTAGGTAAATCACCTATTAAAGAAACTTACAATCCAACAATAGAAAACATTAAAAGAGCTCCTAAACCTAAATCAACAGGAAATTCAATTCAAGATCTTTTAAATGAAACAGCTTATGAAGGTGAATGGAGAACATTAGGAGGAGGTACTTTTGATTCTCATCAAGTTCAAAATTTTGGTTTTCAACAACAATTAATGAATGAATATGGAGGAGAAGCTACTTCTGTAACTAAAGGAATTGAAGGTTTTATTCAACAAAATAACAACGGAGCACAAGATATTAGACAAGTACAAGTAAATAGTGTACCTGATTTTAGTGCTATGATGACTACAATGAAAAGTAAAGGATTATTATAATGATTCCAAATAGACCTATATATTCCTATAATGAACTTACATCATCATATTCTCGTCAACGAGAAATAGGAATAAGTTTGGAATTTATTACACCTGGAGTTTTTACAAGTACATATACTACAAAACAACAAACAAAAAATCAACTAATAAATTTTATTCTTACAAATCCAGGAGAAAGATTTTTTGATCCTGCTTTTGGATCTGGAATTAGAAATTTACTTTTTGAACAAAATACTGACTTTACTAGTTTAGAAGAAAGTTTAAAAGATTTAATTGAAAGATATGTTCAAAATATAATAATAAAAGAATTAACTATCACTCCTAGTAATAGTAATACTGTAAGTATTAATATATTTTATTCTATCAATAATATATCTGATGAACTTAGCATACAAGTAAATAATGAATTATCTGGAGAACTCATATAATGGCCATACAATATTTAAATAAAGATTTTAATCAACTAAAGCAGACTTTAGTAAACTATATAAAGAACAACTATCAAAATTATACAGATTTTGGTCCGAGTTCGCCAGGAAATATGTTTACAGACTTGTCAGCATATGTAGGCGACATTTTAAGTTTTTATACCGATACTCAAGTACAAGAAACTTTATTATTAGAAGCAAAAGAGTTTAAAAATATACTTCCTATTGCTTATAGTTTAGGATATTCACCTAAAATAACAAAACCATCAACTGCCGTTCTTGACGTATATCAACTAATACCTTCTGATGCTTCATCGGGGTACGTGCCTGATTGGAGGTATGCGGTACAAATACCCGAAAATTCGCAAATAGCGAGCACATCTCAACCCGACATTACATTCTTAACTCAAAATTTAGTTGATTTTAACTATAGTAGTAGTTTTGATCCTACAGACATTAGTGTCTACAGTTATTATTCAAGTACTAGTAATCCAATGTTTTATGTTTTAAAGAAACAAGTTGAAGCTATTAGTGGACAAGTTAAAACTCAAGATTTTACTTTTAGTAATGCTCAACAATTTAATCAAATTACATTAAGTGATACTGATATAATCCAAATTATTGATGCTGTAGATATTGATGGTAATACATGGTATGAAGTACCATATTTAGCTCAAGATACAATTATAGATAAAACATATAATATTAGTGTTTTTGAACCGAACTATTCTCAATATAACGATCAAGCTCCTTTTATGTTGAGATTAAAGAAGGTAAATACAAGATTCACA